GCCCTGCTTGCTGAAGCGCGTGTCAGGCAGCGGCCTGCGAGGCGTGTCCCTTCCAAGCAGGGCGATCTCGCTCATGTGGTCGTCCTGCCAGATCTCCGCGCTGCGGCGCGGGAACCTGTTGCTGGCGACGTACGCGGCGAAGTCGTCGCGGGACATCTCGACATCCCCGATCACGAAGGGGACGCCGTTGCGCTCCTCGAGCTGAACGTCCAGGACAGCGCCGACGGCCTCCTTCGGCTCGCTGTGGTCCTCCTGCGAATGGAGGATCACGAGCCGCGGATGCTGCTTGCGCGAGATGAACTGCCTCGTCCTGTCGACGATGCGGGCGACTCGGCGACGGTCGAACTTCTTGATCTCCTCGTCCGATCCGTCGTCGATGGACGGGTCGTAGCCGGAGAACAGCTCGAGACGCCTGATGACGATCTTGTCATCCGACTCGATGATGTCGTGGGAACCCTGCACGGGACACATAACGCGTTAGTTCCCTTTATAAATCAACCCCTATGCCCATATTTATCGGCAAGTGGCATTAATCAAGGGCCGAAATAATTATATCACTCTAACATCACCGAAAACCTGGATCGGGGTACTGGCCTCTGTCGATGTAGCCCTGCCTGTCGCCGTTGTAGGCGCGGACGGCGCCGTGATCGACGCTTCCCGCGCCGTCGACGAGCCCGAGCGTCTCCGCCCTGCGCTGCGAGACCGGGTGCAGTCCCGCGCGGCAGTTCATGCCGCACGGAGGCACGCAGTCCTGCCTGACGATCTCCGCCATCGTGTTGATGTAGCCCGAGACCTGCCAGTGGTGTCCTCCGAGCGGGTACATGCCCGTCGGGTTTCCGCGCGTGCGCGAGTCCATCTGCTCCCTGATCTCCCAGAGCGGGAACCTGAGACCGCCCTCCTGCGTGACGATGCCTGCGGTCATCCCCGCCTCGGCCACGCCGAGGTTGAGGGCTCGTCGAGCAGCGTCCATCGCCCTGAGCACGGAGCGCCGCGGGATCGTGCGGACGAGCGCCTGCGCGTTTTCGTCCTCGGAGATGATTTCGAGCGCGCGGCGCGCCGACGCCATCGGGATGTCGAACCTCGTCGCCCTGCGAGAGACCGCAGCCGGCACGCCGCGCGGGATGTAGCGCAGGTTCGAGTCGTCCTCGTCGAAGAACAGCAGGTAGAGCACCGCCGTGATGTCGTCGCCGTGCCTGAGCGACACCTGCTGGTACGACGACTCGACGGTGCGCATCGCCTCGAACGCCATGCGGCGCGCGCGATCGTGGTACGCCGACATGTCGGCGATCGATGCACCCTCGCGGAGGTACATGCGCCTGCCGCGCATGTGTGCCTCCGCGAGGGTCTCGCCCAGCTCCGACGCCATGCCATCCATGCGCCTGCGCGACAGGCCGCGCATCCACACGGCGCGCACGGAACGCTCGACATCGGACATCGCGCTCATTCGTCGTCGTCCTCCTTGTCGAGCGGACCCTTGAGCCCGTCGACCTTGCCGTGCTCGCTCTTCTCGGCGTCGAGCCGTGCCACGATGCGGCGCGCCCACGTCCAGCCCGCATCGCCGCCCCAGCCGTTCCAAGCCTGCCAGCCCTTGCCCTTGTCGCCCCAGGTCTCGCCCTTCTTGTCCGACTGGTGTCGGTCGAAGTAGCGGGCCATGCGCCGCACGGTCTCCTCGGACAGACGCGTCCTGTTCGACAGGTCGCGGGCGCGCGCGAGGCCGACCGAGGTCATGCCGCGCTCGCTCTCGGGCTTCGACTCGCGGACCTCGAGGGCGCGGCGTGCGTTCGCTGCGACGTTCGCAGGAGGCAGGAAGCCGTCCTCCTCGAACGTCTCCTTCTCGCCTGTCTTCTCGTCCTTCTCGAACAGCGCCGCGTCGTGCCGCGAGACCTCGTCGTCCTCGCGGATTCCCTCGCGCACGGCGACCTGCACGGCCTGCTCGACCGACATGCCCTTGCGCACGAGCTCGCCCGCGCGGTCCTGCTGCGCCTGGGTGTCGGAGTGCTGGGGACGCTTCCTGTTCTCCGTCTTGGCGACCATGTCGTAGGCGATGGCCCACGCCTGGTCGTCGGAGTATCCCTCGTCGACGAGCAGGCGGTGCTTCTCGATGACCTTGTCGCCGACGCCGCGCTCGTTGCGCGTCTTCGACGGAGGCTTGCGGTTCTTCGGGTAGTTGTGCTTTCCCGACGCGCAGTTGTTCGAGTCGGTGAATCCGCCGAACCCGTTGCCGCAGTTCCCCTTCGGCCTGCCGCGCCGTCGGCGGCGGACCGCCTCGCGCCGCAGCTCCTTGTCGGACATGCGCGAGAACACGTCCTTAGAGTTGAGCATCGGCTCTCCCTCTGGGTCGGGCTCCATGTCGGGATCCTCGCCGATCTCGGGAAGCACGTCGCGGGTCTTGCCCGTGAGCACGGGCTCGTCCGCCTCGGGGATCGCCAGGCCGAGCATGCGGCGCGTGTCCGCCTCGGACACCGTGCCTCCGAGCTCGTTGACGAAGATGCGGATCGCCTCGAGCTTCTTCTCCATCTCGGGACTCTCGACGCTGAACTCGAACCGCGGGTACTCGTCCTGCGGGCCGAAGTTCATGTCGACGATCTCGCGCACGACCTGCGCCGTGATCGTCTCGGCGAGCCCGTCGGCGACGAACTTCATCTGCCGGGTGAAGGTCTTGCCGTGCTCCTTGCCGACGCTCGAGCCGAGTCCCGTCGAGACGGCCTCGCTCGTCGCGGCCTGGCCGACGATGAGCTCCTTGATGTTCTTCGAGAGCCACTCGCAGAGGTCGGCGAAGACCTGCGCGCGAGCCGCGGCGGGCTCCTTCACCTCGATCTCGTAGTCCTTCTGCCCAGGCGTCATGCGCGGAAGCACCGCGCTCACGTCGCCCACGAGGTTCCGCAGGATCGACTCCATCTCCTCCTTGCCGCCCTTCTGCGACATGGGGTAGTAGCCGAGCCGGATGCCCTGCGCGTAGCGTTCCGCGAAGGTCGCCCAGTTCTGGAGCACGGCCTGCTTCAGGTTCCAGTACCACCAGACCGTGTCGCGGACTCCCTTGCCCATGTAGGCGTACGCGGTCTCGTACGGGTCGTCGAAGTCGGGTCCGTTCACCATGTAGCGGTGCCACACGACCGCGCGGCGCTCGATCGGCGTCAGCACATGCACGCGGCTGTCGAAGCCCTGCTGCGTCTCGCCGCCCGTGCCGTCCATGTCGGAGTAGTAGCGCGGGCCGACCCTGATCGCGGGTGCGCCGTCGAGGTTCACCGCCAGCGTGTCGGGATGGAACGGGATCCAGTCCTCGGGGACCACCATGCCGTTGCGCCGACCGTACACCAGGTTCGCGGCGCTCGAGCCGTACCAAACCGCGTCGAGCAGGTGGCGGATCATGTCGCCGAACCGAGGCATGCGCAGGAAGATCTCCTGCGTCCTCGCCGCGATCTCGTCCTGCGCCGTGTCGCGCGAGTCGAACGGCTTGATCTGCCACTCGAGTCCCGCGATCGAAACCTGGAGCTGCGTCAGCGGACCCATGCAGTCAGGGTCGTTGCGCATCTGCTTCATCAGGTTCTTGTCCTTGCGGTACGCAAGGGACGGGTTCCTGAGCATGCGCGCCACGGACGCGAAGTACGTCCGCTGCATCTCGATCGGCAGCGCCACGGGGCGCCTCATCTCCTCGGGCAGACTGGCGGAAGCCTCGAGCCCCGCCTTCACGTCGTCGTCGTCGCCATCAGCCATAGAGCCTCCAGTACCTCTCGCGTCCGCTCGTGGCAAGCACGGGCTTCGCCGTCAATCCGTAGCCGGCGCGCATGCATGCCTCCATCAGGTCCACCACCGCGTCCACCGTGTCGTCGTGGTCGCCGGCGGGAAACGTCGTCATCTCCTCGTAGAGGACCGAGTGCTCCGCGCACACCCTGCCGCGGTCGCCCCTCAGCCTCAGCCTCCCCTGCTCCACGAAAGCCTGCTTCTCGCTCGCGCGCGAGAGCTTGTCCTTCGTGCGGACCTGCGGGACCACCGACGCCTCCCCGCACGCCATAGCGAGCTGCTGCGTCAGGCCCATCTGAGGACCGTTGCCCTCCGCCATCAGCACCGACACCTTGTGCGCCCTGCACTCGCGCGCGCAGATCCGAAGCCACTCGGGGAACGGAACCCGCGCCCTGATCACCCTGTCGACGTAGCAGAAGCCGTCCATCGACCTGTGCGCGATCACCAGCACCGAGTAGTCGGGGTCGCCCTTCCTCACCGTCCTGTCGGTGAACGCAAAGTCCGTCGCCGCGATCACCTGGCCCGTCGTCCGCACGAACTCGGGAACCTCGCCCTCGTAGAACGACCTGTCGAGCCACCAGTGGTCGAACACCAGCTGGTCCGTCGACACAGGCGACAGCTCGTACGCCCTCGCGTACGCCACAGGCCCGTACTGCTCCCGAAGGTCCGCCATCATCGCAGGCGTGTAGACCTCCGTCCACGGACTCACAGACCCGCGGACAGGCCGGCGGAACAGACCGCCGTGGTCCTCGTGGTACTTCCGCCAGTCCGCCGTGATGTCCGCCACATGGTACGGCGTCCCGAACTTCCACAGCCGCGGGCGCTCCCTCGAGCGGTCGAGCGTCGGAAGCCAGATCGTCCGCCACGCCTCCTTCACCTGCTCCCTCATCGCCGGCTGCTGGACCGCGTTCCTCAGGTCGCAGATGTCGTCCGCGATCAAAATGTCCGAGCGGCCACCCGCACGACCGAACACGCTCACCGACTCCACCGTCGCGTCACGCAGGAACCTCGACCGCTTCACCGTGAACGACGTGTTGCCCCACGTCGAGTCCGTGTCAGGCTCGATCTCGGGGAACACCTTCCGGTACTCCTCGCTCTGCACGATCTTCCTGATCATCGTCACCGTCTTCGTCGCCTCGTCGTCCGACGAACCGACGATCTTCACGCGGATCAACGGGTTCCGACCGATCTCCCAGGCCACACGGCCCGCCATCTGGTTCGTCTTCCCATGTCCGCGCGGCAGCTCGACATACGCGTTGTCCGTCGCGTCCAGATGGAACTGGAGCTCGTCGTGCATGGCCCCGTTGTCGAACCCAAGCACATATGGCACGAACCAGTGCGCGCTCTCGCGGCACCCGTACCAGAACTCCTCGAGCGTCAGGCCGTCGACGTCCACGACATGGAACTTAAACCTCCACAATCCCCACTTCAACCATAACTGTTAGATAAAGCGTAGAGTTAGACCCCTGTTTGCCTCCAGACGCAAGCATTCTTGCGCCCGTGTCCAACAAGGGTCTAACCGAAGTTCCAGCCCACACCCCTCACGCATACACAGGGGTCAGCTCCACGCTTCAGGTTTCGATGTTTGTGGAACCGTCTAACGGAAGTTGCCAGAGGACGACTGCGCGAGGAGGGGGGTTTGAATACCCCTGCCCCCCCTATGCCGACGTGCGCGCGGCGCCGTTCCCTCTGTGCTATGCGTGTCGGATCGGTCGAACTGAGACGCGCGAGCGTGCGTGCGTGCGCATCTCCCGTGCTAGTGCTCGGATGCCAGGTACGCGGAGTCCTGCGGGTTAGGTCCGTTCCCGTTCCCGTTCCCGCTCCCGCTCCCGCTCTTCCGTTCCCTCTCTCTCGACCGGTCAACGCGAAACGCTACGCGGGCTGCGTAGCGTTGTGGTTCCCTCTCCCGATTGTGACTCGCGTACCTACGCTCCGAACTGCGCTTGATCGTACGTCGCGCCGGCGCGGGAAGTCCAATCGGATTTGCCTACGGGCTCAAAGAAAGCGGCGCCGATGTTGAG